AAGGTGCATGGGGTGGCCGTGGATCTGGCAAAAGCCATATGTTTGCTGAGTTGATGATCGAGGCGCACATCATTGACCAGAAGCGGCGAAGCGTCTGCGTGCGAGAAATCCAGAAATCGTTGAACCAGTCCGTCAAGCGGCTGCTGGAGACAAAGATACAAGACATGAACGCCGGCGCCTACTTTGAAGTGCAGGATGCCGTCATTAAGGCCAAGAAGGGCGATGGCGCGATTATTTTCCAAGGGATGCAGAATCACACTGCCGACAGCATTAAATCGCTGGAGGGCTACGATTGCGCCTGGGTGGAGGAAGCACAGAGCCTGTCCCAGACCAGCCTTGATCTGCTGCGCCCGACAATCCGCAAGCCAAACAGTGAGTTGTGGTTTACATGGAATCCGCGCCAGAACAGCGACCCTGTAGATTTCCTCCTGCGTGGGCCAGAGCCGCCAGCAAGCGCCGCAGTAATCAAAGTCAACTTTGGTGACAATCCTTGGTTTCCGCAAGTCCTAAAAGACGAAATGGAGTACGACAAGCGGCGTGACCCGGATAAGTACCAGCATGTTTGGATGGGTCAGTACCTGCGAAACAGCAACAGCAGAGTGTTCCGGAACTGGAAGATTGACGACTTTGAATCACCACCAGAAGCCATGCATCGGCTCGGTGCTGATTGGGGTTTTGCGGTGGACCCGACTGTATTGGTGCGCTGCCACATAGTCGGCAGAACTCTTTACATTGACTATGAAGCCTACATGGTGGGGTGCGAGATTGTGAACACGCCTGAACTATTCATGCAAGTTCCAGAGTCTGAGAAGTGGCCGATCGTGGCTGATTCAGCCCGGCCAGAGACCATATCGCACATGAAGCGCAACGGCTTTCCAAAGATTATGACAGCGGTCAAAGGGCCAAAGTCGGTGGAGGAAGGCGTTGAGTTCCTAAAGAATTACGACATTGTTGTCCATCCTCGCTGCATCCACACCATCGACGAACTGAGCCTGTACAGCTACAAATCAGACCCACTTACCGGGAGAATCTTGCCTGTACTGGAGGACAAAAAGAATCACGTTATTGATGCTTTGCGGTATGCGTGCGAGGGAATCAGGAGGGCCGCGGTCACAAAGGCGGCTATATTCACGCCATTGCCTAACGTCAAACGCTGGTAAATAATCGCCCAAAGGATAAATATGGCACGAATTCCCAACGACCAACGCCTTGCTAATCTGCACTCTGATGCGCTGCGCCAGTTCAACGACATCCAGACCGCATTGCGTGATGAGCGCTTGCAATGCCTGCAAGACCGTCGTTTTTACTCACTTTGCGGTGCTCAGTGGGAAGGCCCACTCTATGACCAGTATGAAAACAAACCCAAGTTTGAGGTCAATAAGATCATGCTGGCGGTTATCAGGATCGTCAATGAGTACCGCAATAACAGGATCACTGTTGACTATGTGAGCAAGGACGGGTCAGAGAACGACAAGTTGGCCGAGGTCTGCGATGGCTTGTACCGTGCTGATGAACAAGCCTCAGTCGCTGATGAAGCCTACGACAACGCCTTTGAAGAAGCAGTGGGTGGTGGAATTGGAGCATGGCGCCTGCGGACAGTCTACGAGGACGAAGAAGATGATGAGGACGATCGCCAGCGCATCCGCTTTGAGCCAATCTACGATGCCGACAGCAGTGTATTTTTCGACCTGAACGCCAAGCGCCAGGACAAATCAGACGCCAAGTTCTGTTTTGTGGTCACATCAATGACCCGAGACAGCTACAAAGAAATCTACAACGATGATCCGACAGACTGGCCCAAGATCATTCACCAGTACGAGTTCGACTGGTCAACGCCTGATATTGTGTTCGTCGCTGAATACTACAAGATTGAGGAAAAGTCCGAGACAATCCGAATATTCCAAGCAATTGACGGAAGTGAGGAACGCTACACCGCAACAGATTTTGTGAACGACGAGACGCTAGAAGAAACCCTGATGGCAATCGGCACTCGCGAGGTGCGCCAAAAGCGTATCAAGCGAATGCGTGTTCGCAAATACATTATGTCGGGCGGCAAGGTTCTTGAAGATGCTGGTTACATTGCTGGCAAGTGCATACCTATAGTTGTTGTTTATGGCAAGCGCTGGTTTGTGGACAACATCGAGCGCTGCATGGGTGCTGTTCGATTGGCAAAAGATGCACAGCGCCTGAAGAATATGCAGCTGTCCAAGCTCGGAGAAATCAGCGCTCTGTCCAGCATCGAAAAGCCCATCATGACCCCCGAACAAGTCGCCGGTCATCAGGTGATGTGGGCAGAGGACAATCTACGGGATTACCCTTACTTGCTGGTCAACCCGATCACCGGGCCGGACGGTAACACGCAAGTATCTGGCCCTGTTGCTTACACCCGCAGCGCAGCAATTCCACCGGCAATGGCAGCACTTTTGCAGATTACCGAGCAGGATATGCAGGACATTCTCGGAAATCCACAGGGCGCTGACAAGATGGTGTCGGGCGTATCTGGCAAAGCGGTTGAGATGATCCAGACCCGCGTGGATATGCAGACGTTTATCTACATGAGCAACTTTGCCAAGGGTATGAAGCGATGTGGTGAGATATGGTTGAGCATGGCAAAAGAAATCTACACCGAGGACAAGCGCAAGATGAAAACGATTGCGCCGACTGGTGAGGCTGGCATGGTCGAGTTGATGCAGCCGATGATCGACCAAGAGACCGGCGCAATGAAAATGGCGAATGACCTGAGCGATGCCACCTTTGACGTTGTGTCGCAAGTCGGCCCATCGTCCAGCAGCAAACGCGCAGCAACTGTCAGGGCGCTTACCGGGATGCTCCAGATCACCCAAGACCCTGAAACGCAACAAGTCCTGACCGCGATGGCAATGATGAACATGGAGGGCGAAGGCGTACAGGATGCAAATGCCTACTTCCGCAAGAAACTACTTCGAATGGGTGTCGTAAAGCCAACGGACGACGAAGCGCAAGAACTCATGGCAGAGATGCAGGGCCAGCCGCAAGACCCGAATTCAATCTACCTGCAAGCAGCAGCAGAAGAAGCAACTGCAAAAGCTGCCCAGGCTCGCGCCAACACTGTGAAAACTGTGGCCGATGCAGAACTGAGCCGAGCCAAGACGGTCGAAACACTGAGCAACGTAGACATTGATACGCAAGATCACGCACTGAAACTAGCAGAGCAAATCGGTATCCAGCAGACAGCGGCAACCACGCAGCCGGTTTAATGCGTGAGTTTGAAGGGTGAAAATGGAAGATGAAATCGAGGAAATCAGCGAAATCGTTGACGAGGTTGAGGAAGAGGTAATTGTTACTATTGGCGAAGAAGAGCCGCAGCAGCAAGAAGAACCAGCCCATGCTCCTGAATGGGTGCGTGAACTTCGCAAGACGAACAGAGAACTACAAAGACAGAATCGTGAGCTACAAGGCAGGCTACAGGCCGCACCATCGGAGATAAAACCAGTGGTGATAGGCAATAAGCCAAAGCTGGAGGATCACGACTACGATGCTGAGAAATACGAGGACGCACTAAGTAGCTGGTTTGAGCGCAAGCGCAAAAACGATGACGTTAATGCCCAGCAAGATGCCGAGGTGCAGAACCAAAATCGCGCCTGGCAGTCTAAGCTGGACAGCTACACCAAGGCAAAAGCAGAACTGCGCGTCAAAGACTATGAGGATGCCGAGGCGGTAGCACAGGAACTATTCAGCGTTACCCAACAAGGAGTAATGCTTCAGGGTGCTGATAATCCTGCATTGGTTATCTATGCGCTCGGCAGGAACCCAAAGAAGGCCAAAGAACTGGCAGAAATCAAAGACCCGGTAAAGTTTGCCTTTGCCGTTGCTAAACTGGAGAAAGACATGAAAGTTACCAATCGAAAGCAAGCACCCGCACCCGAACGTGTCGTTACAGGGACTGGCCGATCATCTGGCGCGGTGGACTCACAACTCGAACGACTGCGGGAAGAAGCAGCCCGAACTGGTAATATGACCAAGGTCATTGCATACAAGCGCCAGAAAAAGGCATAATGCGCCAAACGGGTGTCGCTAGCCCAATAAAATAGCAGTTGAATGGCCCCCGCCAGCCCATTGGTGAGTAAGGAAGTGGCAGAAATGCCGTGTTTTTTATTCAACCAATGGAGTTTTTATGAGCAATTCATTCAGCAAGGAAGAGCGCGTAGCGTTCGAGGATATTCTCGAAGGCTTTAACGACGCTCTGGTTCTGTCCCGCAACGTATCCGTCTACAACACTGACGGTTCGATGATGGAACGAACCAACAACGTCATTTATCGTCCGCAGCCCTACATCGCACAAAGTTACGATGGCATGGACCAGACGAACAATTTCACCGCATATACGCAGCTTTCAGTTCCTGCAACGCTCGGCTTTCAGAAGTCTGTGCCGTTCATCTTGGACGCATTGGAATTGCGTGATGCTCTGCAAGAAGGTCGCCTGGGCGAAGCTGCAAAGCAAAAACTCGCAAGCGATATCAACATCGCCATCATGAATGCTGCGGCAAACCTCGGTTCGCTGGTGGTAACTGTCAGCACTGCCGCTGGTGATTACGATGATGTGGCTCTGTGCGATAGCATCATGAACGAGCAGGGCGTACAAGCCTTTGATCGTTACTTGGCACTGTCCAGCCGCGACTACAACGGCATTGCAGGCAATATTGCTGGTGGTGGCGGTGGTGCATCGGTATCGCGTAGTTTCGCAGGGAACAAATCAAACACTGCGTTTGAGCGTTCTTTTGTCGGCATGGTTGCAGGCTTTGAGACCTATAAGCTTGACTACGCAAATCGTATTGCCGCGGCAACTGGTTCTGATCCTACGATGAGCACTTTAGCTGCGGCAAACAACTACTACGTGCCGGTTGCTACCTCGACTGCGGCAACTGGTGAGACTGCCAACGTGGACAATCGTTTCCAAACGATTACCGTGTCTAGCACCACCGATCTGCCAGCAGGGACTGCAATTGAGATCGAAGGCGTTGAGGCTGTGCATCACATCACGAAACAAGGCACTGGATTCTCCAAGACTTTTCGCGTTGTGAGCGTGACCAATTCGACCACTTGCGTTATCACGCCTCCAATCATTTCCGCACAGGGTGGGACTGATGCCGAGTTGCAGTATCAAAACGTGATCGTGACTGCTGCATCTGGCCGCACCATCAATCGCCTGAATGTGGATGCTGCGCCAATCAACTGCTTCTGGCAGAAAGATGCGTTGGAGATTCTCCCTGGCCGTTACGCTGTGCCGTCCGATGCTGGTGTTGCAGTAATGCGCGCCTCCACCGATCAGGGCATCGAGCTGGTAATGCAGAAGCAGTACGATGTGAACACGATGAAAACCAAGTATCGTTTGGATACCCTGTTTGGCGTGGTCAACAAGCAGCCAGAGATGTCCGGCATCCTGTTGTTCAACCAAACTCCTTAAGGAAAAATCATGAGTTACAACGTAGTTTTTGCACAGGGTACGGTTACCGTTACTGTGCCGTCTGGCGAAAAAATCGCCGTTCAAGCCTATTCGTCGGCAAGCGTGTTTCAGGAAGTTGGTTATCCCAACTTTCCAGAATCGCAAGACTTGTTGACCGTAGTCGAAAACACCACCTATGTATCAGGCGCATTCACCAATGCAACCAGCGTGACTATTCAGGCAGGCGCATCTGGTGCGTACTATTCGGTGGGCGTTGCTCCTGACATCAGTAACAATGGCAACTGGCAACCTCAGGGTGCGCCAGCCAACATAGCTGATGGCGGCTCGATGGTGGCAACTGCTGCCAACGTGTTGACAGGCATCATCACTGCTACTCCAACTTCAGCCCGTGACATTCAATTGCCAACAGGTGCAAACCTTGATTTGGCAACTGAGTGGGCAATCGGTGATTCGTTTGACTTCAGCGTCATCACTTTAGCTGCATTTGCTTTAACCATCACGGTTAACACAGGTGTGACCATTGTTGGCTCTGCTGCAACTGCTGCAACGTCTGGTGCATCCGCACGTTTCCGTGTTCGCAAGACTGCGGCAGACACGTTTGTTGTTTATCGTATCGGCGGTTAAACCCTGACAGGCCAGCAGAGATGTTGGCCTGTTTAACTTTTGGAGAACACTATGATGGGTAAAAAGATGGGCGACATGATGTCCAAGATGGTCAAAAAGGAAATGAAAGCAGGCAAGCCTCAAAAGCAAGCCGTGGCAATGGCGTATGGAATGACCAAATCTGCAAAGCCAGCAGCAAAAAAGACCATGAAGAAATGATCAAGTCAGCCGCAATCGTCAAAACCAAGGCTCTTGCTCCGTGGAAAGAGTTGCGGCTGCAAAAGCGAAAACTGAAAAAGTCACAGGCAGTAGAGCGCAAAGCAACCAAGCAAGTTCGCCCATCGCCAATCGGAAGGCGCGTTCGTATTGAAGTTGTGGAAGTGCCTAAAGTCATTGAAACGCCTGAAGTCATTGAAGAGCCAATCAAAGACGACAGCCCACCGACTCGCGCTGAAATGTTGCAGCAGGCCGAAGCGATCGGGCTAAAAGTAGATAAGCGGTGGTCAGATGCAACGCTGGTGAAACACATCGAGGAACTGCAATGGGCTACACCAAACGACAATTCATAAGCGCCGCCTTTGAAGAAATCGGGCTCGCGTCTTATGTTTTTGATCTTGCACCAGAGCAATTGCAATCAGCACTACGCCGCCTCGATGCAATGATGGCGGACTGGAACGCCAAGGGCATCCGTCTTGGCTATCCACTTCCATCGAGTCCACAGGACAGCAGCCTGGACGAGGAAACCCTAGTTCCTGATTCGGCCTATGAAGCAATCATTTGTAGTCTAGGCATCAGGCTGGCGCCAAGTTTCGGCAAGACGGTGATGATCGAGACCAAGACCACTGCAAAGCAGGGTTACGACATTCTGTTGCAAAGGGCCACATTCCCGCTTGAGCAGCAACTGCCAGGCACCATGCCGGCTGGCGCTGGTAACAAGCCGTGGAGGGTTTACGATAACCCGTATGTACGGCCACCCTATTACCCGGTTACTGCTGGCCCTGATGGGCCGCTTGAGTATTACTAAGGACAATCATGCCAACGATCAACCAGTTACCCGTACTCAGCACGATTTCCAGCGGCGATCAGCTACCCGTCTATTCGCCGAACAACGGGGATGCGAGGCGCACATCTATCGGCAGTTTGCTGACTTTCTTTCAGCAGAGTTTTGCATCGCCTACTTTGGCGGTTAATCTCTATGTGCCGGGCAGTGGTTTCAACATTACCGTACCGACTCCTGTCAGCAATGACCAGTGGATGCTATTGCAACCCGCTGGAACGCTGGCAACTGGCACGATCACCCTACCGTTGAACACTGGTGTGCCTGATGGCACTTCGGTACTGATTACGACCACGCAGGAAATCACCTCATTGACTATCGCGCTAAATGGTGCAACTGCAATTTATGGTGGCGTGACCTCATTGGCGGCAGGGACTGCAACGGCAATCAGGTTTTATCAGCCGACGAACAGTTGGTATCAGATCAATGCCGAGACGGTTTATGCAGCAGGCATCCAGACGTTCTTGGCAACGCCATCAAGTGCCAATCTACGGGCGGCAATGACCGACGAGACCGGAACGGGTCTACTGGTGTTCAACACCACTCCGACTTTGGTGACGCCAATTATTGGCATACCAACTTCTGGAACGTTGACTAATTGCACAGGCTTGCCCATTGGAACTGGCGTATCTGGTTTGGCTGCGAATGTGGCAACCTTTTTGGCAACGCCATCAAGCGCAAATCTTGCGGCTGCGCTGACGGACGAAACCGGCACGGGTGCAAATGTATTTGCTAACACGCCAACATTGGTAACACCAGTCATTGGTGCGGCTACTGGCACAAGTCTTGCGCTGACCTCTTTTCTTTCAACCGTTGGTAGCATTATCAATAATGGTGGCACTGGCAAAGTAGGCTATGCCGCTGGTGCGGGTGGTACAGTAACGCAAGCAACAAGCAAATCTACTGGGGTGACGCTGAGCAAACAAAGTGGTCAAATTACCATGGACGCTGCGGCACTTAACGCATCAACCACCGTCAGTTTTGTATTGACCAATACAATTATTGAAGCAAACGATGTGTTAATTTTAAATCATGTAAGCGCAGGCACGGCTGGCGCATACACACTTAACGCACAGGTCAGCGCCGGTAGCGCAAGCATCAATGTACGGAATGTCACTCTTGGCTCATTGTCGGAGGCTATTGTTATTCAGTTTGTCGTTATAAACGGCGCGGTGATTTAATGGCTGTTAAACCCAAGTCATCTGTCAATGCGGCTGGCAACTATACGAAGCCAACCATGCGGAAAGCACTGTTTGAGCGAATCAAGGCAGGGACAAAAGGCGGTGATCCGGGCGAATGGTCTGCCAGAAAAGCACAACTGTTGGCAGTGGAGTACAAGAAAAAGGGCGGTGGCTATAAATGAAAGCCCCGCAGAAAAGCCTGAAAGATTGGTCTAGCCAGAACTGGCGCACCAAGTCTGGCAAGCCATCGTCTGAAACAGGCGAAAGGTATCTGCCTGAGAAGGCTATCAAGGCGCTGTCTGCTGCCGAGTATGCAGCAACCACAAGGGCAAAGCGTGAAGCTACAAGGGCAGGAAAGCAGTTTGCCAAACAGCCCAAAAAGATTGCTGAAAAGATCAAGGGGTTTCGATGAAAACTCCAGCATGGCAACGAAAGGAAGGACAGAATCCAAAAGGTGGTCTTAACGCTGCTGGACGGGCAAGCCTGAAGGCCGCAGGTCAAGACATCAAAGCCCCAGTCAAGTCTGGTGACAATCCTCGCAGGGCATCGTTTCTGGCCCGTATGGGTGGCAACTCTGGCCCTGAATACAATTC